TAGTGCTGGGGACTACTTAGGTGCAGCGCAAGCTAAATTTGACGGTTTGGGTAATTCTATTCAGAACCAACAGCAAAAGATTGAGAAACTGAAACAAGAGCAGTCTCAACTTAAAGGGAATACTGTTGAAGTCGCTGAACAGTACCTCAAATACCAACAACAGATTGACCAAGCTACCACACGTTTGGCAGCGCTAGAAAATCAACAGAAAAAAGCCAAAGATAGCCTAGACTACCACAAGTCTGGTCTTGCTGAGTTGCAAAAAGCATACAAGCTACAAAATGAATCGTCTGAAACTTATGTCAAGCGTTTACAGGCAGAAGGCAAAGAGGACAAGGCGAGACAAGAACAACTCAAGCAATACAATAACTCGATTGCTAACTTAAGCAAGCAGTACGAAAAGCAGAAAGAAATGCTTGAGCGTGTCGCTAAACAGACTAGCAAGACCTCAGAAGAATATCTCATCCAGAAGAAACGCTTAGATGAAACAGCGATAAGCATGGCTCATGCCAAAAATGCCGCTGACAAACTGAACAATGAGATAAAACAAAGTCAACAGTCTAGCACGCTTATTGGTCGTTTGAAAGAAAGCTTTAAACGTTTAGGTAGTGAAGTCAGTGAGACTGAAACGAAAACCTCACGTTTAAAAGGTATCTTTGGGGCTACGTTTACAGCTAATCTTATCAGCAATGGTTTCCAAAATGCATTGGGCTCTATCAAGGGTAAGTTTTACGAGATAGCACAGTCCAGCGCTGAATACGTTAAATATCAACAGACCATGAATGCCACTTGGTTGACCTTAACGGGTAATGCTGAAGAAGGTAAGAAGATGGTCGATATGACCAACCAAATGGCACAGGCAGCGGCTAACTCAACCGAGATGGTTGATGGCATGAACCAGAAATTCTATGCCGTTACTCACAATACTGAGTTGACTAAGCAACAAACACAAGCCATCTTGACATTGCAAGACGCTTTTGGTCAAACAGATGCAGCGGTTGAAAACTTCTCCACACAGTGGGCGCAAATGATTGCCAACGGTAAAGTTCAAGGGCAAGACATGATGTCTATTATCAATGTTTTTCCAGAGATGAAAAACCAGTTGAAAGAAGTTGCCGGGCAAGAACTTGGCATTGCTAACATGACTCAAGAGCAATATGCCAAATTGCAAAGCGATGGTAAGATTACCGCCGAAATGGCGCAAAAAGCCTTGTTTGAGTTGCAAGACAAGTACAAGGATGCGACGGCTAACTTCTCGACTACTATCGGTGGTCTTGAAAGAACCATCCAGTCTCGTATGCCAGCAGTAGTTGCAGCTTTCCGCGACCCAATTGATAAAATGAAAAACCCATTCTTACAACAGATTGGTAACTGGGTTGCTGACCCTAAAACTGAAGGCAAATTCAAAGAGCTTGGAGAGCATGTTTCCAAAGGACTAGGCACTATCATGGATTCCTTCTCTAAGGTGTTTAATCTTGGAAATGGTACAGATAAGCTAAATGGCTTAATGGACGGTCTCAATAAGTTTGTCGATAATCTGAGTAAGAGCATCGCTAACAATGCCCCTAAAATTGTAGCTTTCTTTAAGGAAACCAAAGACAGTTTAGGTGCGGTTTTTAGCATTGGTAAAAACTTTGCTAGTGGTATTTGGGAAGTTGCCGTTGACATGATTAAAGGTGTTGCTGGTGCTTTCAATTTAATGACTGGCAATGGTAAGAAAGCTAAAGAACCAGTCACATCACTATCCAATGCTTTAGGTAGTATTGCAAAACATAAAACAGCTATTGAAACGGTTGGTTCTTTGTTTGCCGCATATTTTGTTGGCTCTAAAATCGCAAATGGGATTACAGCAGTTGTAAAAGGTATTCACGCATGGCGAACAGCTACAGTCGGAATGACAGCGGCACAAAAAGCAATGAACTTAGCAATGGCTTCCAACCCTATCGGTTTGATTGTGGTTGCAGTCACTACGGCTATCACTGCCTTGGTATTGCTTTACAAACACAATAAGAAGTTTAAGGCTTTTGTTGATGGTATGTTTAGTGCTGCCAAGAAAGCCTTCGATAAAATCTTCAAGGTTACCAAAGAAATCTTTGGTAAGATCATTGATTTCTTTAAGAAGGACTGGAAACAAATCCTCTTATTTATTGCCAATCCGATTGCTGGAGCTTTCGCTTTAATTTACAAGCACAATAAGAAGTTCAAGAAATTCGTTGATGATTTAGCAAAGAACGCCAAAAAAGCATTTGACAACATTGTCAAATGGTTTAAGGATATTCCTAAAAATCTTAGCAAGACTTGGGAAAACATCAAAGATGTCGCTAAAAGTGGCATGAAAAAGCTTGGTTCTGCTATCACCGGTAAACTTTCTGACATCGGTAAAGAGTGGAAGAAAGGCTGGAAGAATTCCAAAGACTATCTATCAGACCGCTGGGATGATATGAAAGGCAATACTAAGGAAAGTATTAAACGTCTTGGGTCTTCTATCAAAGATAAGCATGATGAAATCCACGACAGATGGTCTAAGACTTGGAACAAATCAAAAGATTTCCTATCTGATCGCTGGGACGACATGAATGCTGACACTAAGAAGAAATTTGGCAATGATTTGAAAGGGTTGCTTTTTGATAATCTGGATAAAATCAAAAACAAATTTCAAGACATTTGGAACGGTATTCGCAATGGCTTCAGTGACATGTGGAATGGTTTGAAAGACTTGGCTGGTAACGGTATTAATGCGGTCATCAAAATTCCAAACGATGGTATCGACGGCATCAACGGCTTAATCCACGATTTCGGTGGTCCGAAGAACGCAATCGGTAAAATCCCTAAAGTTAAGTTTGCGAATGGTACAGGTCTATTCAGCTCATACCGAAACCCAATTACTAGACCGACACTTGCTACACTAAACGATGGTAATGATAGCCCTGAGACTAACAACCAAGAGATGGTAATATTGCCAAACGGTAAATCATTCTTGCCACAAGGTCGCAATGTTGAATACCTCTTGCCAGCTGGTTCGGAAGTTATCAATGCCAGTGAATTGGCTATGCTCATGGGTGTTGAACGTGGAGCTTATGCTAAAGGTACTGGTTTTTGGTCTAAAGTCTGGGATACAACTACCAATGTAGCTGGCTCAGTTTGGAATGGGCTGAAAAACGGTGTCGACAAATTCAAAAAAATGATTGAATTTGTCGGAAGTGCTATTAAAGACCCTGTTGGTACACTAGCTAAAAAATTTAGTCCTAATGCTGATAAGCTAGCTGCTTTGTTCAATCCACTTGGTAACGCACTTTATAAGAAACCTGTCGGAGAAGCTAAAAGCTGGTGGAAAGAACTTTGGTCTATGGCTAACGCTTCAATGGACGAAGGCACTGTAGCTATAGGTGCTAAAGGCGATGACTACCGCTTTAAAGACAAAGCTAAAGACGCTGGAGTTGACCCATGGGGATACTACTATCGTGAGTGTGTATCGTTCATTGCTAGTCGTTTGGCAAATCTTGGTGTTAACCCTAGCTTGTTTAGTCATCTAGGTAATGGTAACCAATGGGTATCTGCTAGAGTGCCACACTTGAGTAGACCAAAACCGGGTGTAGTATCTGTCTACACTGGTGGACCAGTATCAAGCAACCACGTTGACTTTGTAACAGCAGTACACGGTGACACTTACGACGGCGAAGATTATAACTATAATGGTGATGGTAAATATCATCAATTTACTGGTCGTCATGTCAAAAATGCTGCTACATTCCTTGATTTCGGTATTCGAGATTTTGGAAGCAGTGGCGATGATGGAAAACCACTCAAGGACCGCAACAACCCACTTCAAACTTTAATTAAACGTCAAGTTGGCGGGATGTTCGATTGGATTAAGAAAACGCTTGGTCCGTTGCTCAACCCAGCAGGCGGCGGTGAAGACCATCCACAAGGGACTGGGGTTGCTCGTTGGCGTGAGACTGTAGTCAAGGCCTTGCAAGCTAACGGCATAGAACCGAATGATTTCCGTGTGTCTAAAATTTTGGCGACAATTCAGCGTGAATCGAACGGCGACCCTAATGCTCAAAATAATTGGGATAGTAACGCACTAGCAGGCCATCCATCAATTGGTTTGATGCAAACCATCGGGCCTACTTTTAACGCTTATAAACACAAAGGGCACGACAATATCCGAAACGGTTACGATAACTTGCTCGCTGCAATCAACTACATCAAACATCGCTATGGAACGTCAGACGCAGCCTTTAACCGTGTGGCTGCTTATGGTTACGCAAACGGTGGCCTAGTCCACAAGAACGGCGTCTATGAGCTCGCTGAGGGTGATATGCCAGAGTATGTTATTCCAACCGATATTGCAAAACGTGGCCGAGCGTGGCGATTACTTTCCGAAGCAGTAGCACGCTTTGCTGGAGATGCACCACAAAACAACCATGATGATTCACCAAGTCAGCAACGTGTTTCTGTACTAGAAGACAAGCTAGACGTCATGATTGGTTTGCTTAGTCAATTGGTAACTAATGGTTCTAAGCCAATTGAGATCCAAAACATCATCGATGGTAGAAGCGTATCAAACGGTTTAGCGCCATTTATGACAAAAGCAACGAACGAATACGAGCGCAGACAAGCGCTGCTAGGGGGTAGCATAATTTGATAGGAATGTCAGTCATTTTTGACGGTAAAAACCTAACCGAACTATTTAATGAAGGGCAAGGTACTGCCGTTCCAGTAGATGTCGTAAAAAACGTGGCATCTAACTTTAATAATAACTATCAAGACCAAGGTCACAGACGTTATGGGCAACAATTTCTGTATAGCACATTATCAGTCAAGCAGATTCAAGTATCGTTTAATCTAGTTGGTAGCTTCGATTACTTTAATAGCGTTGCTGAAACGCTTGGTGGTTATCTCAACGTAGATGAACCTAAAACTTTGATTTTCGGTGACGAACCTAACAAAGTTTGGGAAGCTATTCCATCTGGGCAAGTATCCTTGACAGTGGATAAGAACACTGCACCTCTTACAGCAAATGTGTCTGTGACTTTCGATATTCCAAAGAGTTACGGTGAAAACAAAGCTGAAGCTCTTGTAAGTAGCGACGGCGAAACCAAGTACGGTAGCATTAAGAAAGTATCTACAGGGCATTACAAGGCTACACTAAAGAATTTTGGTACAGCTGAAACTTACCCAAACATTAAATTGAAATTTAATTCTGATAATGGTTGGGTTGGGATTGTGAAATCTGATACTGAAAGCTATGAGATTGGCAATCCTAAAGAAGACGACACACGAGCCGTTAAGCGTTCGGAACTACTCTTAGACTATCGAAACCCTGAAGACGTCAAACGTGGATTTGCACTAGGTCAAAAGAATGTTGGGCGTTTTAACGACGATTCGGAAAATCTCAACGGTACACTAGGATTGATTGATGTCTTCGACCGCCCAAACATTGCCTTAACTTCAATGGGAAGCGGACCTAGACAAAAAAATGGTAGCTCGATTACATGGGAAATCCCAGCGGATTCCAGTGGTGAAAAAGGCTCACTCAATGATTACATTTGGTGGCGTGAAGTGTTTTGGTTAGGATTACCTAACCAATACGGTTATATTAAGTTATCCGTAACTGATGAAAACGGAGCGTTTCTCTACGGTGTAGAGACTAAAAAAGTCACTAATGGTCTTGATTGTGAATACAACTTTCTTGTATCAGACGGAAAAGGTGGCTATAAAATTCTTGAAAACAAGCATTTCTATGGTACACACCTAAACGAACACAACCCGTTCAACGTAGCTCGTGGTTGGTCTGATATTTTGAGAGTAGATGACACGATTCAATTTTACTGGTGGGGTTCTTATCCAAAATTTAAAGTACCAGCTTTAAAAGGTCGCAAATCTAAGAAGATTAATGTCATGTTGGCTAGCCTAGAACAAAAGCCATTAGTAACTCATATGTATCTTGACCAACTCTTCTATAGAAAAGATTTTGTCAATGCTATTGAGGATATCCCTAACAGATTCAGCATGGGTTCTATCCTTGAAGTATCTATGTCTAAAGGTAAAACCCTCATCGATAACTTGCCAGCTTCTAACGAGTTAACATACCTGTCTGAGCCATTCAGCATTGGTATTGGTGAAACAGAAATTGACATTTACACGTCAAGTTGGATAGCCAAAGACCCAACAATTGAAATCTCTTGGAAGGAGCGTTTTGTCTAATGCAAATATGGATTCATGATAAAGACATGCGCAAAGTGTGCGCTTTAAATAACAACGTTTCCGGAATGTTGCCGTATTCAAATAGTCAATGGCATTCATATCTTGAATACTCAACAAGTACGTTTGACTTCACAATTCCTAAGTTTGTAAATGGAAAACTTCACGATGATATCAAATACATCAATGACCAAATGTACGTGTCATTTTACTACGATAATTCATATCATGTTTTTTATGTATCAAAACTTGTTGAGAATGATTTCAGTTTTCAAGTCACTTGTAACAATACGAACTTAGAATTAGCAGCAGAAATCTCTCGTCCGTTAGCCAGTGTTGATGGTCCTAAAACACTTGAATGGTATCTTCAAAATCTTGAGTTGCTTGGTTTTGCAGGTCTGGAAATAGGTGTCAATGAAATTTCTGATAGAACAAGAACGCTTACTTTTGAATCTCAAAGTGGAACTAAACTAGAGCAACTTCATAGCTTAATGAATCAATTCGATGCAGAGTTTGTTTTTCGTACTGATTTAAACCGAGATGGTACTTTGAAAAAGTTTGTCATCGACATCTACCAAGAAGCAGATGAAAACCATCACGGTATTGGTAAGGTTCGAGGGGATGTAACCCTTTACTATCAAACAGGATTGAAGGGTGTTCAAGTATCCAGCGATAAGACTCAACTATTTAACGCTGGATATTTTGTTGGAAAAGACGGACTAACGCTAGGAAGCGTTGTGTTTGAGGAAAAGAATGAGTTAGGACAAGTAGAGTTCTACTCATTAAAAGATAGTCCGATGGTTTACGCACCTTTGTCAGCAGATAAATATCCATCGGCTATTGGCGGTGCTAATGAAATAGATCGATGGACACGTAGGGACTTTCAAACAGAATACAGTGATGTTGATTCCCTCAAAGCTTATGCCTTACGTACTATCAAGCAGTATGCTTATCCACTAATGACTTACACCGTAGATGTTAACTCTAGTTTCATTAAAAACTACAAGGATATCAATCTGGGTGATACCATCAAAATTGTTGACAATAATTTTAGAGGTGGTTTAGCACTCGAAGCGCGTGTATCTGAAATGATTATCAGCTTTGACAATCCTGCGAATAATTCAGTAGTTTTCACCAACTTTAAAAAGTTGAATAATAAACCATCTAGCGAATTGCAACAACATATCGAAGAGATTGTTTCTAAGTCTTTGCCGTATCATGTTGAGATAAGGACCACAAACGGTACAGTATTTAAAAACGGAGTTGGCCATTCTACTGTTAAACCCATCTTGAAACAAGGCGATAAAATCGTTAATGCAACTTATCGATTTGTGATTGATGGCACTATTAAATACTCAGGTATGACCTATGATATGGTAGCATCAGAGATTAACCAACCAACCACGCTTACTATCTCAGCGTGGGTAGATAATAAAGAAGTAGCTTCGGAAGAGATTACTTTCTTAAACGTCTCAGATGGTAGCGATGGTAAAACCCCATACTTTCATACAGCATGGGCTTACAGTGCTGATGGCAAGGATAGATTCACTACTGTTTATCCGAATTTGAATTTGCTGGATGGTACAAGAGATTTTAGTGGGAATTGGGTGTATCATGAGTACTGGGAAAACGACGGAACATATAAAGGTCTA